CAGTTTTGAATTGCACATAAGGAGCAATGCATTGACTGATAAAGATGTACTTTCTGAAATGACCCTTTCTAGGAAGTAGTTTGACATCCATTCTCTTCTCTTCACAATAGTATTTCTTGATGATCTCATCACCAATCTTACTATCTGAATAGTTTATGCATGGAATACCAAACTCTTTCTCTATATCCAATCGTAATTGAATCTGATCATTACCCTTGTACAACGGATGTTCTGTTTCACCAATAGTCACCTTGTAAAACTCATAGGTGGCCATTACATCATTTTGACAATACTGACGTGTGAGTTTTCTATCTTCTAGAGTCATACCAATCTTTGTATGATGAATAGGCATCTCTTCAATGTTCTCGAGATCCATTTCAAACTCTAGTCTCTTTAGACTAACACGTCTGTTTTTGTTATCAAAGTGATGCACCTTGAATAGATCAATCTGACTAAGTGTAAGCTCTTCTTCACGATATTCAGCAAATACATCATAGTTTGCATCATCTATTACATCCTGAGCTTTCTGAGCAATCATGGCTGTCACCTCAAGATTGGATTTTTCACCCCAATCCTGGCATTTTCTCAAGATCCATTCAACTATTTGGCTGTCAAATCTTAGATTATTGTAGCCTACCCAGTAGAAATGTTTATGTCTTTCTGCAAACTCTGCAAACAATTCTATTTCATACTTGCTCTTGCTCACCTCAAACTCTCGATATGTATTCTCGTGAGGAATATAAATCCCCACGAGAAACATTTCTTTGAGTGTCTCAATGTCGTAAATTAAAACATCCATAAGTTTGATTATACACCATTTCTGTGTTCCCAGGTTACAGTTTTGAAATCAATGTTAAGATTATCATCATTGTAACGAACAGGATTGAAGAAACCATCCACCTTACTGTCTATGCTAGTAAGTGTAGCGTTCAATTTGTCAGTGATTCTTTTCTTCAAACGATCAATTGCTTTTCTTTCTAGTACTTCGAATGGAAGAATCTCATCACCAAATCTTGCAATCATGTGCTTGACAAACTCATAGTTACCCACCTTGATGTAACCAACAACAAGAGGATCTGGAGAAGCATCATCATACCAAATACAGATTTTGTCAAAGAATTGCAACCTCTCAGCCATAGCAATTTCTCTCATCACTTCTCTTGGGATGGTGGACTTGTCATACTTCTTGTAATCAACAACTTCAGGACAAAGAATAGCAAAGACATTCTCTGCTTTCTTATTCATGTGGATGTATGGAGAAGGATTCTTATCAGTTTCTCCACTTGGTTTTGGTGTAATCAGTTTCAATTGACCTTCCATACCAAGTTCTTCAGCAAGCTGTTTCCACTCTTCTGTCACTTCTTGTGAACCGACCATCTCCGATAGTTCTGGTTCTAAATAAATTTCTACTGCCATTTGTTTTAACTTTTTTCGTTAGTAAAATACATAATTTTAATTACTCTGACAAATACTCGTCTTCATTTTCTGCATTAAAGTCTTCAAGAAAGAAATATTTCAATATCACTTCTTGATCTTCTGTAATGGTGAAGATGGTTTCATCTTGTTCATAAGCTTCTCCATCAATCAATATGCACACTTTTGCATCGTTGTTTTGAATGATCCAGTTTGCGTCATCAATGTCAAATGTTCTTAGCTCATCATTTTCATCCTCATACACCCATCCTATTTCTGGCGAATACGCCACAATTAAATCAGGTTCATCAGGATTACTCATTTCTAATGTGACTATTGGCTCAACAGGAAATCCATGCTTATTAACAAAATTGTCATACTCCTCCTCAATAATATCCTCCTCAAGAAGCCACAGTTCAACAAATTCTCTATTAGTTCCTGGATATAGACTATTTAAAAACCACATGCCTGCTAGCAAGTCTTCAGGTTGGTAGAAGCTAACTTTAAAGTTAGCCTCTAACCACATTGCATTTTTATCATCAACCTTCCCAGCCATTTTCTTTCTCAAGCTTATTTTGAATATTCATCCAATAGTTGTGTCCTTCCTTTGAATGTTCCCATACAAATGCAGAATATATAAATTCACTTTCCCCCACTTCAAGTGTGGGATTGATAGGACTAGCCTCATTTTGAATGTTTTCAAAATACCTTTGTGCGTCTTCTTCAGATAGATGGGTTTTAGCCCAATGTTCGAAGGTGTTTATTTGTGTTTCCATGATTCATCTGGTTTTCTTGCTTCGTTGTAAATGTGTTCAAATACTTTATTGAAACTATAGTTTCCTTTAATTGTGCTTTTTACACCTTTTGGTGCTAAATCTCCTGTTCTTTTGATTTCTTTTTTCATTTTTTGTAAGGTTTAAAGTTCTTCTTTGCAATCTGTAATGCTTCTGCTTCGCTATCAGCAAACCCTGTGTCGTAGGTGAACCCATCATTGAACCAATACAACCACTCACCTATGTGTGATTGGAACACGCCTATTGATTCAAGAGGAATCTCCCTCATGTAAAACAGGCTCTTTGCTTGTTGTCCTAGATAGATGTTCATTCGTAGGTTTCTTTGTAGTATTCTTTAAATGTATTATGATTATCAAATGGTTTTTCCCAAAATGCAACTTCAATCTGCTCCTTTTCCATTTGTTTGGCTTTTTCTAAAATGTAATACCAAACCATTTTATCCTTTGGTCTATCCCATAGTTCTTGAAATAACCAATCTACTGCTGTCTGTTTCATTTCACAATTTCTTTTAGTTGATTCCAAATTGATTCTGCTTGTTCTCCCCAATACATTTCGCATTTACCATCTTTAATGGGTGCTTCTACAAAGTATGCCTGTCTGTATTCATTGGGTTTTGCTGTAAATCTGTAGCATTTTTCTTTCTGGGGACAATTTGTCCCTGGGCACATTGTTATGTCTGGCATAGTTTTATTTGTTTTGTGCGTTTAAGTTAAATAAAAAAGCTCTTCATTGCGAAGAGCTCTTTTAAATGTTGCCACTGGAAAGCACTGGCGACTTCAATTAACATCAAACCCTATTATTATCCTACTAATAAACGCTTTCTAAGCTGATAGTAAATTTGTGTTGGCTTCTTTTTCATTGTCCAAGCCATCTCCTTAATAGTTAGTCTGTCTCTCCAGAGATCTATTAGTGTTTCTATTTCCTGTTCTGTAAATTTCATAATCAGCTTTAATCATCATAGCCCCATTGATATATTTTATCTGCTGGAGCTGTTACATGGTATAAGTTTTTCACTTGTTTTACTTCAAAAGCTACATTGTATTTCTCTGCTATAGCCCTAAAGTTGTCAAGTTCATCTTCTGTCAGCTTTATTGTTTTGGTCTTTACGTGGCTCATATATGTAAATCGTTAATAGGATCACGAACGATGCCATTATGTGAGCAAGAAAACCAAAAGCAGGATGCAGTTCTAGTGTTCTTTGCGTAATAATCATCACCATTGTGATCATGTAATACACAAATATGTAAAACGCTAGCATTAATGCAATAAAACTTGACATATTTTTCATATGATTTTTTAGTTGTGGTTTCATATCCTAAAGATTTTCATAAGCTTCTCAATCATATCAGATCTGGTAATTCTAGTGTTCCTGATTTCCACTTTATTACTCACCACCTTGTACACCACTTCACTTCTATGTCTGATGTTACTATACCATCTATTCGCCAATACACGTGAACCATATCCTGTAATGTCACTTACACGACCAAATGCATATGTAAGGTTGGTAGGATAGAGCTTAACCATCGTGATGATTAATTTGTCGAGTTGTTCTTTGTTTTTCACTTTCATGATTGTAACCAGCTAATAAATGTGCTTTCAAATGAATCTAAACTTAGTTTGCTAATCTTATGACAATGCTTGGCATAAGCCTCTTCAAACTTCTTCTTATCAAAGATTTCTAAAGCCATCACTGCATTTAATGATAGCACCATTCTATTAGATAATGGCTTGTATTTAGAAAGCTCACCAGCATACTTGAACACTTCCTGTGCTTCCTTCAATCTATTTATCTTAAAATCACCTTTCTTAAGATTTGAAGATTGAGCATTTCTACCATTAGGAGTGGAAAGTATTGTTGCAACAGTAGTAAAAGAGTATGGTGTTTTAGATTTGACCTGAATCAAATCTAGGTACTCCTTCTTACCAACATGTGCAAATGCTCTAATGTAATCCATATTAGTCCAAGCTTTCTGACTACTATTAAGATCAGAAACAAATGTTACTAATTCTTCAATATTTGAAAATTTATTAGGAAGTAGAAAACCAAAGAATGGAATATTCAAATAAAGAGCTGTTGTTGCCCTGTTATGACCATCTACGATATAGATTTTATCATATCCATCAATTAGATTAGTTTTAATCATTAGAATGGGAACTACAAATCCTGACTTGTTCATGCTTCGAACTAAATATGGCATAACTGCACCATCTCTATTGAATGGCATGCTATTTACTTTCTTATCAAAATCTTCTCTTGATGAGAAAAATAATGCTATTGGCTTTTTCATGGCTATCAAGAGTTAAAGAGTAAGTCAAAATGATTAACAACTTCATTCATTGTATCCCATTTGTAAACAAAATGAGAACCAACTTCTTGATGCACGCTGACTGAGAAAGGAATAAATGTGCGTGTAAGAAAGGCTTCTCCTCTAAGAGGTGTAAATTCATCTTCTCCTGGATAGGATAGATAGAAATTGTTCTCGTGATCTGTAATCACTATGAACTTCTTTGCTGCTTCAGGTGTATTGATATCCATCAACACATCTGCGATTGTTTGGTGTGCTTTCATTAGTGTGTTTTTTGTTTTAATTGTTAGTTTTTGCTTTTATTCGATTATTTGCTTTGATTTTAATGTTAATGCTATAATGTATGAGCAGTTTATCCTGAATGCTCAGCAGTCGCACAAATCAACTCAAAAGATGATTTGTGGATTGTATTTAACAAACTCCAGCCACCACATAATTAATGCAATGACCATCATACCTAATAGGCTAAAGAATACTATTCTCTCACCAAATTCTTGTTTAGTTAATCTCTTCATCTTCTTTACCAAATAATTGTTCCCATTCTGTTGGATGAATACCAGAAATGATGAACTCACGCTCATCAGCAGATAAATCAGGAAATGCTTCTTGAGCAAGTCCTGATCTACCACTTATAAAATCAAACAGTTGTTCTGATGTAATATCAATCTCCATTTGATTTATTTTACCAGTGATGATACTCTTTCTTTCAACTATCATAACTGTTCATCGAAATAGTCTTCATCTTCCCATTCTGTCCAATAAATAACATCATCAGCATACGCATCGTCAATATCTCTATATCCACGATCTATGCACCATTGTAAAGCGTCATGTGCATATTTGAAATAGACACATCCATCATCACCAACCCATCCCTCATTCATTCCTTCTCCTGTTACAGAACATTGTCTAGCAAATTTCATAAAACAAAGAAAAGAATTGTTCCAACTAGTAATAAAACCATCATCCAGATACACTGATTGAGAGTTGTTTGATGAACTTTCTTAACAGCTTCTATGTCTGTAGCTTCTTCTCTAATTTTTGCATCAACAGCAAGCGCGTAAAGGGCTGACATAAAGAAGATGAACAAACATCCAAGAAGATTATAATCATTAAGACCAATCTCCATTGCATACCCAGCAAATACTATCATACCCACTGTTAATAATCCTGCGAGGATAGCAGTGCTAAAAGCTATTCCTCTAGCTAATTTTAAAATGTTCATGTGCGTGTTTGGTTATAAATAATGATGAATAAATGGAAAACAATAAAGACTGTCAATTAGGACACATACAATAAATGCTTGCAATGTCTCTTTTCTTGTGCCCTTAAAATTGGGCATTACACATAATGTTATCATGTTCTTGTGCGTTTATGTTAATTAATGCTATACGATGTGTCTAAAGAATGAAATCAACAACATTGAATAACACCCTTATATACGTTATTAGTGACACTCCTACTCTTATTCTCACAACTATTTCTTGATAAAGTACAACACAAAGTTTTGATTTCCCCGAGGAAAACTTTATTAAATTGTACATTTACATAAAAACGTTGTATTTTAATAAGAACACATCCTCACACCACATATGATACAATGCAACATGTATCTATATATGTCATCAGTTTGCTTGATGAAGCATTAGATTGTGTTTTTATATACGACATTTAGCGCAGCGATTTCTCGCCACGCTATGAATGTCTACAGTTGTAATAGTTTTTAGACTTAGATAGCAATTATATCAGGCATGGCTGTAGGGATATTAATTACCTACTGGCATCTGAAAACTAAGTTTCTATTACAACTTGGCAAAGGAGCGTTATTGCTCCAATGCCTGTAAGTCTGCCTCGCTAAGTTCTGCTTCTGCTTTGAATGACCCTTTCATGATGGACTGTAGAACAGCATCAGTCTTGGTCAAGCCAATCATTTGCGCATTGCTTGCGTAACCATCGAATGCCAATCGTGTAACGTTAGTAGAGTTACCTTCAGCATCTTCAATGGTGTCTTGCGTCTCAAGCAAGAATGCAGTGTGAACTTTACCAGCCTTGAGGTCTGCAAGGAATGGGTCTTTATCATTGATAGTAAAGACTGTTCCATTGTAGGTCACTCTGGAATAAGTTTGTCCTGCTAGAGCAGAATCTTTTGCGTAAGGTCTAGCAGATTCTAGAACTCTGAGACGAAAGATTTGTGGTCCTGTGATTTCGATTGCGTTTGCCATCTTAGTTTGTGTTTTGGTTTTAGTTAGTGTCAAAGCAGGGGGAACACCCCAACCTGCCATAACCCTCAAGGGGTTTCAACCTGATGTAACCTCCCCTCCCATTGACATAATAGTTTTTTAAATTTTGAAAATTTTGGTGGGGGGCTTTTTTACAATTATTCACATGGGTGGGGGTGGTTAATTAAAAACAGGAATAATAAAATTTGTTATTTTGGTGGAGGATGTTTTATATTTGTTAGAAACCAATATGATTGTCAGATGATTGTACAACGATTAAAGAAGGAATTGCAGAATGACATTGATTTGTCTGGGAAGTATTATTCTGTTCTTTCTGCATTGAATGATTTACAGCTTACAGAGCGAGAAGTGCAGTTGATGTCGTTCATTGCTGTTTCTGGAAGTATTTCTGTTCCTAGTAATAGAGAGAAGTTTTGTCAAGTGTATGATACAACAGGAGCTACAGTGAATAATATGGTGTCGAAGCTAAAGAAGCGTAATTTGCTTCTTAAGAAGGATGGAAAGATTGTTGTTAATCCCCTAATATCGTTGGATTTTTCAAATGACATTACGTTGGAGATAAAGATTTTACATGGAGGGAAAGCTTAGTTCGATGTCTCATAGAGATTGGTTTGTCAAGCGATTGGCAAAGCAGCTCAACATAGACATAAGTATTGTTGATGAGGTGGTGAAGCATCAGTTTGAAAGCGTTGTTAATGCAACACAGAAGAATAAGAGTGTAGAGATTTCTGCACTTGGCACACTGAAGTGGAATGATAAAGCTGCTCAAAAGAAACTTGATGTTATGGATGGCCAAATACGTACACTCAGAAATAAAATAGTTACAACAGACAGTGATGCGAAGGTGCAGAAGTGGAATGATGTAATTGATGAGATGCTATTAAAGCGTAAAATATTAATCAATAGAATAAATGAGCTTAACGCAGATTTACGAAGGTTGGAAAAACAATCTGTTTCCAGAAAAAAAAATAAAGGAACAGATTGATCAAGTTTCAGCAGATAGGATGGCAATTTGTGACAGTTGTCAGTTTCATTCTAAGAATTACAAGACAATACGTCCTGATGCACATTGTACAAGTTGTGGATGTACACTTTCAGCTAAAACAAAATGCTTGTCATGTGCGTGTCCTCTCAATAAGTGGATGCCAGTTATGACAAGAGAACAAGAAGACGAATATGACGAAGCGACAGAACAGTAAAGAAGTGAGGTTTCGTAAGATTAATTTGGAATTTCTTATCAACACACTCACACATATATATGAAGCAGGAGCTGATTATGTAGATATTATAGGAACGCAGGACGATGTTCAGGATACAATTAATATTGTTGTCCAAGAAGAATATTTAGCTAATCAAGAAGATGAGCTTCTAGAAGAAGAGATTCGTGAGGACAGCGTTCCCCCTAAACTTTCTGATGAAGATATAAACAATTTGATAGATGAATAGAGCAATGATTGGACAAGAATCAATGACTGTAATTGAGAGATTAGCAGCATTGTGTGCTACACCTGGTATTGATGACAAAACTAAAGAGATTGCTAACAAGCAAATACAAGAGCTGCTTAGTGGTCCCATTCAGGTGAGTGTATTAGAGCTGAAGACAGCTGCACAAGGAATTGTAACATTAACATAATTACATGGCTGCTCCAAAGAAGACAACATACGTTAATACAGAGCTTGATTGGGCAGAACAACAGCTCTCCAGTTGGAAGCAATATGTCGATGCTAATCCTATGCATGAGCTGAAGGATAGGATTGAATGGAAGCCTACAGCTAAGGGCGGAATGCTGCCTATGGTGATTGCCAGTATTGAGAGTCAAGGAAAATTCATCCAAGAGACAATGAAGAACTATCTAGCGTTGCTTGAGGTGGTGGATAAGCTCAGAGAGAAGGAAGAATCAAAGATTGAAATACGTGGTAGTGGTGAGCTTGGCTCTATGGCTGAAGATTTTCTTAAGGGTAGACGATGAATCTAGAGAATGTAAAATATAGTGAATGGCTGATTAATCAAACACGCCTTCCTGATAAGAGTTCACAAGAATACAAAGCTTTCTTTGAGTTTCATAAGAAGCTGTGCCTTGATGGATTTATGATGGATGGTGTGTTTATTAATCCATTCTTGTATTGGCACCTCAATCTATGGCATACAGAAGTGGATGTGATGGATGATAGAGGACGCATCTATCAACAATATGCAAATCCCTCTCTCAGAGACAACGAATGGTTAGTGACAAATGAAATAGATAGAGCCCATGCTGAAAAGCGTGGGTTGGTTATTTTGGGAATTAGACGTTTTGCTAAGTCTGTTTTAGAAGCAAGCTATATTGCATGGGGAGCTACGTTTGATGAGAACTCACAGAACGTAATTGCTGGCTTGAATGCCCCAGATATTAAGCTTATTACAGACAAGCTTGACAAAGGCTTAAACTTCCTTCCAGAATATTTCATATGGCAGCGTGTAGAAGATAATTGGAAGAATCAAGTGACGTTAGGTATTAAAACAAAGGGAGGAGAGCGTATTCCCTTCTCACAAATTCTAATACGTAACCTTGATGAGGGCAATAACGAAGAAGCTATTGCTGGTACAAAGCCACGTAAACTAATTATTGACGAGATTGGTAAAGGATCTTTCTTAAGAGGCTTACAGGCTGCTGTTCCTGGCTTTACAACACCATTTGGATGGGGATGTTCTCCTATTCTTACAGGTACAGGGGGTGATATGAAGAGGTTTATGGATGCTAAGTCATTAATGTTTGATGTTGACAATTACAACTTCTTGACATACAACAATGATGAGGACACTAGACGTGTGCATGGCTTGTTTATTTCCAACAAATACAGAATGGAAGCCAAAGAAGCTTCTACATTAGGAAGCTATCTTAATGTTTCATCCACTAGTGATCTGCATAACGTACAAATGCTAGTGTCTAATGAGGAGAAAGCTAACCAAATTACCAACGATAATCTTGAACGACTCAAGAAAGCTGGCGATAGAGTTGCATTTCTCAAAGAAAAGATGTATTATCCACAGAAGGTGGACGACATATTCTTGAACGAAGACACTAACATCTTTGACATAGAAGCTGCTAAGAGACAAAAGGTGAGATTGCTACAGAACGAAAGAACTGGCACACCTATTATATTATTTAATGATGAAGGAAAAATTGGTCATGAGTTTACAGACAGAATGCCAATTACAAACTTTCCTCTCAAGAGTACAGATGCAAAAGACGCTCCTATAGTGATATATGAGTTTCCTATAGAGAATCCTCCTTATGGATTATACGTTGCAGGAGTTGACCCCTATAGACAAGGGCAGGCAAAGTATTCAACTTCACTAGGTTCTGTGTATATTTACAAGAGAATGCATGATCTCACTGGTGAGAAATATCAGGATATGTTCGTAGCTTCGTATTGTGCAAGACCTGATAAGAAGGAAACCTGGGAAGAACAGGCTAGATTGCTAATTAAATATTACAACGCTAGGGCTCTTTGTGAAAATGATGACATTTCGTTCATCGAATACATGAAAAGCAAGGGCGATGCACATTACCTTGAGAAGCAGCCACAATGGTTGTTAGAAGTGATTCCAAACACCACTGTAAAACGAGAATATGGAATTCACAGATCAGCCCAAAAAATAATTGACTATCTACATACATGTCTAAAGAGATATATGGAGGATGTTATTTATTCAGAAAAGGATGATGAAGGAAATGTAACTAAAGAGATAGCAGGAGTGAGCAAGATATTTGATCCCATGCTTCTTGAAGAAATTATACAATACAATGAAGAAGGAAACTTCGATAGGATTGTAGCAGCAGAACTAGCTATAGCTCAGGCACTTAAGATGGACCCCATATTTGGAAGAATTGGAGGAACAAATGATGACAGAGTGAAGTCGCTGTACAGTAAGAAATTAAAGAGTAATACGCTATTCAGCAGCTCTAGAAATATGTTCAATACGAGAAAAAATAAATTATTTTCATAATGGCAATCATTAGATATACAAAGGACGCAACCATACGATATGCCTATCTTAACATTTTCCCTGATCAATTTAAGACAGAGAAAGAGAAGCAGGACGAGAGTTGGGTGAAAAACACGATGGATTATTTTGCAAACAAGTCGTATGCAGAATACATGAAGAATCGTGACACATTTGTCAAAAACTATGACCTTGTAAAAGGCATCCTGCGAATGGAGGACTTTTATCAAGAGCCAGATGTGAAATCATTTACAGAAGTGCTACAGGGAGATTTAGGACTTCCTGCTTATGTAAAACATTATTCTATTGTAACAACACCAATCAATGAGCTTGTAGGCGAAATATCTAAGCGTCCAGATACATTTCGTGTAAAGGCATTTGATGATGATAGCCAGTCTGAAGAGTTACAATTCAAGACAGATATTCTGCAAGAATTTATTATTTCTCAAGCCAGACAGAACATTATTCAGAAGCTAGCTATGCAGGGTCAAGAAATTGACGAAGAGCAGCTAGAACAAATTACAATGGAGCAAGTGAAGGATCAGCTAGACTCCTACACATCTGTGGCAGAGAAGTGGGCCAACCACATTTTAACATGTCAGAAAGCAGAATTCAATCTTAAAGAGAAGAGTGAAGATGCATTTAGAGACATGCTTATTTCTGCCAGAGAGTTCTATCACATCTATGAAGACAACTCTAAGCTTGGTTTCAATATAGAAGTGGCCAACCCAAAGAATACATGGTTCTTAACAACACCAGATAGAAAGTGGATTTCTGATCCTACAGGAAGAAACCAAGGAGCGTATGCTGCTGGTACTGTCCAAGTTATGGAACTTTCAGAAATTATTGAAAGCATCCCTGATCTCACCAAAGAAGAAATCAATCACTTAAGAAGCTCCTTACAAGATTATGGACTAATCAACGTTCGTGAATCCAACCTAGGAAATCCTAATGCTGCTGATGGTATTGACTCTATTCAATACGACACATTCGATCCCCTTGTCCTACAAACAAGAATGATGATTGAAAGTGAGATGAAAGAAAACAATGATGGACTGAAAGACTTCTTAGGCTTGACATCTAACGTGTCTTCATTTGGATACAAATACGTTGTTGTTAGAGCATATTGGATTTCTAAAAGAAAGATTGGTAAACTTATATACACTGACGAAGTGGGCAATGAGCAAACTGTTCTAGTTGATGAAAATTACAAATCAAACACTATTCCTACACAGATTTCTTTAGAATGGGGATGGATTAACCAGTGGTATCAAGGAACTAAGATTGGTCCAGACATCTATCATATTAAACCTCTAAAAATCCTTAACTATTGTCCTATTATAGGCACTACATTTGAGGTGAAGAACACAGAAGCCAAATCACTAGTGGATTTAATGAAGCCATTCCAAGTGTTGTATAACATTTGTATGAATCAGCTGTATAAACTACTAGAAAAAGAAATTGGTAACGTAGCTTCTGTAAATATTAGACGTGTTCCTAGATTAAAAGATGGTGATGATCAAGATGCATTAGACATCTGGGAAATGGAAGCAAGAGAGCGTGGTATTATATTTGATGATGACAGCCCAGAGAATACAAAAGCTGCTGTATCTAACACCACAATTGCAAGAAATATAGATCTTACAAGAACTGGTGAAATTCAATCTAGATATAATCTTGCTCTACAGCTAAAGAACGAATGTTGGGAGCTAATAGGAATGTCTAGACAGCGTTTAGGAAGCATACAGGCCAGTGAATCTGCTACAGGTGTGAATACAGCTGTCAGTCAGTCATACGCTCAGACAGAGCCTCTATTTGTTGCACATGAGTATGTTCTTGGTCAACTATATCAAGCTATTGTAGATGCTGCTCAATATGTAGAAAGTGCTAAGCCTATGTCTACATTGTCATATATTACAGCAGAAGGAGAATCTGCATTTATACAAGTGAATGGTAATGATTTGAAACTACGTGATTTGAAAGTGTTTGTAACAAACAGACCAGAAGATACACAAATGTTCAACGAGTTGCGTCAGTTGTCTCAGGCTGTCATTCAGAATGGTGGCACACTATATGATGTAATTGAGTTGTATTCTACTAAGTCTATGAGAGAAATGAAGAAGACATTCAAAACTCTAAAAGATAGACAACAACAACTACAAGATCAACAACTAGAGATTCAACAACAGCAGCTTCAGCAGCAACAACAAATTGCAGCTGCTCAAATACAGGCTCAACAGCAACAGAAACAAGAAGAGCTTGCTAATCAAAACTATCAACAAGAACTTGATAGAATTAATAAGAAAGAAATTGCTCTTATTAATGCTTCTGCAAGAGGTGAAGCTGCAATACAAGATGTTGATGAATCAGGCACTCCTGATATATTAGAGATATCAAATCTATCTATGCAACAGTCTAAAGCAGCGCAAGACTATCAATTAAAGATGCAGGATATTCAATCTAAAAATCTACAAGCGATGCAGAAGATGCAACTTGAAAAAGAAAAGCTTAATGTTGCTAGAGAGAATATGAAGAATGATGTAGAAGTGGCTAAAATAAATGCTTCTAATAGAGCATCAAAAAACAATAAGAAATAAAAAATAGTAGAAAAAGTATACTTAATGCTATACGTGTCAAAAAAACAACAATTTTGATTATTTCTTATTTGATTATTTTATAAACGAAAGTACATTTATATCATACAAACCAATCAGATAATTAACTACATATATGGCAGACAACCTAGACACTCCATCACTTGGTAACTTTGGTATCGAAGAAACGTTGGGAATGGGAATTGGTAGTACAGAGCTATTGAATGATTTGTTCTCTCCAGAAACTTCTACAGAAGATCCTGACAAACTAGAGGCAATTGTAAAGACAGCTGAAGAACCCCAAGCCCCTAAAAAACCAGAAGTTTCAAAAGGTAAAGAAGTTGTACAAAAACTAGATGGTGAAGAGACCACTCCTCAAGATGTTTTGAAAAACTTTCTTGGAGACGATGAAGAAGATGAGGAAAATGAAGACGTTGTAGCACCAGCTAAACCAGAAGCGCAAGCTGAAGAAGCTGATGATGAAGATGTACGAGAGTCCCCATTTGTTTCTCTCTCCAAAGACCTTTTCAAACTTGGTGTTTTCACAAAGGACGATGATGAGGAGGATACAGTTATTGAAACACCAGAACAATTTCTGGAGAAGTTTAATGCAGAAAAGAAAAAAGGTGCAATAGAAATTGTTGACAACTTCATTGGGCAGTTTGGAGAAGATTACCAAAAAGCGTTTGATGCCATATTTGTAAAGGGTGTAAACCCTAAAGATTATTTTGGTGTATACAACAATGTGATAAGCTTTGCTGAGTTGGATCTTTCCAATGAAGACAACCAAGTGAGAGTGATAAAACAAGCATTGTCAGATCAAGGATTTGACGATGAAGACATCACAACAGAAGTTGAAAGGCTTAGAAACTATGGTGATTTAGAAACAGTTGCTAGCAAGCATCACAAAGTGCTTGTCAAGAAGGAGGCAGTGAAGTTGCAACAAATGGAGCAACAAGCTGAGCAACAACTTCAGCAAAAAGCAATGATTCGAAATCAATATATACAAAACGTTCAGTCTGTCCTCCAAGACAAATTGAAAACAAAGGAGTTTGATGGAATTCCATTAAACCCCAAATTGGCATCAGAACTACAAGACTTCCTTTTGGTAGACAAGTACAAAACTCCTTCAGGTGAAACCCTGACAGATTTTGACAAGACTATCCTGGAACTTAAGAGACCTGAGAACCACGCTATGAAAGTTAAGGTGGGACTTCTTCTTAAGATTTTAGAAAAAGATCCTACATTATCTACCATACAAAGAACAGGGGTGACTAAAAAGTCAACCCAGTTATTTGAGGAAGTTGCAAGGCAGACAAGTAAAAAACCTGCTTCTGGTGGCAATCCTGGAAAAGCGAACTCATGGTTCTTATAAATTAATAAACAAAGTCTAAAACAATGGCAATTCAAACAATCCCAGGTTTAACAGGCTTTACCTATGCTCGTGTTGCGTCAATGGACAAACGTGCTGTAGGAAAGCTAACTGATTCAAATCACTTGGAGTCGTTTCACTCCACTGAGCCAGCTGACTATGACAAGAAGATCATCTCCTTGTACACTCAGAGCTCATTGTACAGCAACGACTTCCTTGATATGATCAACAAGTCCACTCCTTACTACATCGACAACAACAGCGATTCTTGGAAGTGGGAAGTACAGGTTCCTTACAAATTTCCTAAAATCATTGACGTCCCTAGCTCCACTGCTGAGTTGAGTAAGCCAGGTATCGATGGTCAGGAGTTTCAGGTGGTATTGGACACTAACGAATTCTCTAAGAACGCTATCGTTTCTGTAGGTTCTCGTCAGTATGGTCCAAGATGGTATGTGATTAAGGACCCAGTTCCTTGGAATGCAGGATTCCTTTACAGCTTCACATTGGTTTCTGATAACCCAATCGTGGACTTCGTAAGCCCTACATTCTTGCAAATTGGTATCGAACTTGAATTGATTGATGCTGCAATTGGTGAATTTGATCAAGACCTTCTTGGTTTGCCAAGACTTGGTGAGAAAATCACTATGTTCGAATCTCTTGGTTCTGGATATGGTTTCGAACACCAAATCACTGCATGGGCTGATGACAAGACTCTGAGAGATGCTTCTGGCAAAGCTCTTGACATCTTGGTGTACGCTCCTCAGCGCAGAAACCAACTTCCTCTAACTCGTAACGATGTTAAGTGGGAGCCATTTGTAGAATTCCTACTTAGAAAGTCAATGCTTGAACTTAAGGTGAAGCGTATGATTTGGTCTAAGCCTGGCACTGTAAAAACTAATGGATCTAAGCAAGAATTGAAGCGTGTATCTGCTGGTGTTTACCACAGAATGCGTAACAATGGTAACTTGGTACAATACAATCGTGGAGAATTCTCTGCAAACCTTATTCGTTCTGTGTTTGGAGACTTGTTCTACAGACGTGTGGATGTTAAGGACAGAAGAGTGAAAATGTACACTAACGAAGCTGGCTTTGACGTGTTCCAGCAGGCTTTGAAAGCTGATGCATTGAACTCTGGCCTTAGCTTCGTGGCAGATTCTGGAAACAGATATCTGCAAGGAGAAGGACAGCACATCACTTACAACTTTGCATTCGATGCAATGGTTACTCGTGAAACTGGTCGTGTGGAACTTATCCACTTGAAAGAACTTGATCTTCCTCAATCCAACTTGGAATTTGGACAGAACAAGAAGAGTACGCCAGTGTTCATGGTATTTGATGTGTCTCCAATGTCTGATGGCTCTATGGTCAACAACATTCGTGAGGTGAGAATGAAAGGTGCTCCTTCTATGACTTGGGGATATATCGATGGACGTAGACACCACTTAGGCTTTGCTAAGTCTCAGGGTATGTCTTCTGCCAACAAATTCCCAGGCTATGAGATCTGGATGCAAGACAGATGCGATGTATTCATCGAAGACTTGTCAAGAACTGTTCTAATCGAAGAAATTCCACAGTTCTAATATAAAATCTCCCCTCATGTTTCATGGGGGGAGCTTTATACACCCTTCCTTGGGTAGTCCTCTAGGATTGACGTGAAAACGTTTCAAAACAGAGTGTGGGTCAGTGAGCCTAGCCATTTGATTGGCACACTCTGCAAAAACAAACCAATACAAATCAACTACATATGGGTAATAAACTTGGAAAAATCTCCACGATTAAAAAGGAGTACAACAGTGCTGGTATGCAAACCATGCAAGGAGGATTGTCACAGAAAGGATTAACAAGAATTCCAGGAACTGGAGTTTTTAAATATCCTTACAAGGAGCTTGATGGAAGATATAGAACAGGCTTAGATGCTGACGCTGCTTACATCAAAAGAATTTCAGATTCCACAGAACGTGAAATTGAGATTGAACGTGTGAAGACATTGAGAGAGAAACTTGAAAATGCTCTAGGAGGAATGGATCTTGGACCAAGAGCTTCTTTCTGGAATTATAGTATGTCTAAGTCTACAGATGACACAGGACATGTTCAACCAGTTAAGCTTCTAGATGGTGATAATTATTTTGACCTATCTATTCCATTTCAAGAACTTGCTTTCTCTTGGTTGAGAGTTCATCCAACTATTGCTAGTTCTTATCAAGCATGGGAAAGAGGTGACTATCCAGCAGATACACAATTCTACGTTGTAGATGATGATATCGAAAATGCTGTAGTGTTTAAGAAGAAACAGTTGATCAACAAGGCGATTGCTAAGTTTGATTCAATGACTCCTGAAAAGAAGAGAAAAGTGGCAAGACTTCTAGGACTTCCAGTTACAGAAGATTCTAAAGAAGAATTTGTATACAACCAAGTGGATAACATTCTTAAACAGACTGAATTCAAGTCTGGTAAATACCAAGGATTGTCAACAATCGAAGTGTTTAACAGATTTGCAGACATGAAAGAAAACCTACTCCATATTAAAGATTTGGTTAAACAAGCCATCGCACATTCAGTGTACAGAGTTAAGTCCAGTGGACGTGTCTTTGAAGGTGAATATGAAGTGGCAAAAGATGAAGATGAATTGGTGAAGTTCTTGGCTAACGATGATAATCAAGATGAACTAATCACCCTAGAACAAAAGTTGAAATCTAAGAAACTCGCTTCTGTATGATACCTGTAGATAGTTTATTATATAAGATTGATCAAAAACTAAATAAACTATCGACCAATGAGCATCAGCAGATTCAACTCGAAGATAAAATACTTGCGCTTAACGAAGCTCAAATAAAGCTCATCAAACAAAAGGTTGATGGATTTAGTGTTATTAGTGGAATGGGTCTTGACTCTTTTAAGAAGCGTTATGAAGACCTACAAAGACTTGTCATTAGTTATAATAATGGTAAGTTAAACCTCTACTTGAAAAATCAAACACTAAATCAGTGGGCAGCAGATATTGATAAACTAAATCCAAAGTACATGTTCTACATTGACAGTTATGTTTTAGCTGACAAGGGAGTGTGCAAGGATCGACAAATATGGATAAACAAAGATTTGGCAAAACATGGTGATTTGCAGTTCTTATTGAACAACGTTCACTATAAGCCATCTTTCGAATATCAAGAGACATTTAATTTCCTCTCCTCAGATGAAATTAGTATATTCACAGATGGGACGTTCACTCCTAGTGACATATACATCTCTTATATGAGATATCCAATCTACATTGATAAGGCAGGTTATGTCAGGTTCGATGGTCAACCATCTACAGATGTTAATTGCGAACTTGAAGAATACCTAGAAGATGAGTTAGTTGATTTAACTGTCCAAAACCTTGCAATGTATACAGAGAATGCATCTGCTGTACAAAGTGCGCAGTTCAGAATACAAACAAATGAATAAACAAACTTAAAAAACACAAAAAAATGGCTGATTTCTCATTAACCACCCTTTTTGTAGTTCCAGTAGGGCAAACATCGCTCCCTAGCTCTGGTTCTACTCAAAATCTAACTGCTGGTCAAGTTGGTTTCTTCAGAAACGACTACAGTGTGGCTACAGCTGGTAACATTGCTGCTGCTCCATACTTCTATGTAGCTCAAGGTAGACAAAACACCTACCTACAAGGCTCTAAGCGTTCTGATAAAATCAAGGGTTGCCCATCTGGTTCTGGTTGCTCTTCTAACGTAACTGAATGGTACAAAGTATCAGGTTGCGGTACTCCTGCTGTCCAAATTACTGATGTAGGTAACTGGAATGTACAGTGTGGAGAAGTTGTGACTCTTACTCTAAGAGCTCATTCTAGCTACCTTGACACCTTGTACTTTAACGGTTTCACTCGTTCAGTAACTGTACAAGCTCCTTGCTGCGATTGTGGTGCTGATCCTTGCGCTGATGTTAACGTTCCTGCGTTGATCGATCAGTTCATCTTCCAACTAAACCTTGCAGCTCCTGGTAACAACCCTGACAATATCACTTTCTCTGATTTCTATACATTCCAGAGAATTGGTAACAACTCTAGTGCTGTTCTTCGTATCTCTGGTAAGCCTCTTACCAAATATGGCCAGCCTTGCGATATTGCTGCATTCCCTTGGGAGTATGACAGAATGTACTTCAGAACATTCGTATACCAAGGTCCAGCTACTACTGCTGACTTCATTGTAGCGGATAACTGCGATATCGTTGCTAACCCTGTTGTTGTACAGAGAGCTTCTTATCCAACTGGTACTGCTGAAGAAATTGCTCAACTTGAGAAAAACTTCTACAGCTATCAAGCAGGTTACTTGAAGCACTTGTACAGAATGAATGGTTACAACGAGAACTTTGAAAGTTATGTAAGCACTGGTGTTATTTATGACTCCTACTACATTAAGTTCAATCAGTTTGATCGTTCTGCTTATCAGTGGGGTGACTACATTTATGAGGATAGCTTGGTTATTATTGCTGTTCCTAACGCTGCCACTCCAGGTAACGCTGGTATTGCTGCTGCTGTTGAGGCTGTTCTTGAGGCTGCTCTTGGTACTGTACTTGATAACAATGCTTGTATCACTACTACCACCACTACTAGCTCTAGCTCAACTAGTACAACTACTAGCACAACCACTCTGATTCCATAATCAGGGGATAGAGGTAAGTTAAAATTTCTATAACCTATGCCAGAGGGTGAGAGGATTAGTTCTCAAAATCCTCTGGCATTTTCTTTATAACTCCCATGCCAACTCTGAAACTAGATATTCTCGTAGTTCCAACATACAACACGCTAACATTGGCTGTTGCTGATGCGTCTATCTATCCAACTACCCCACCAAATGTTACATCTCCATCTATTGAGATAAATGTTCCAAACTTTGGAATAGTGAACCTTCCATTTGTAGTGAATGATTTGAATGTCTTTACCACTTCAAACTTGGGAATCAATCCACTTGGTAATGATCCTCTTCCTGATGGAATCTATTATCTAAAGTATTCAGTGGCACCAGCAAACGTAAACTTTGTTGAGAAAACTATCATGCGTACTGAAAGACTTCAAGAGAAGTTTGATGAGGCATTTATGAAGCTTGACATGATGGAGTGTGACAGAGCAATTAAGACACAATCTAAGGTGGAGCTTACAACTATATCATTCTTCATCAATGGAGCTATAGCAGCTGCAAATAATTGTGCAGCAGTTGAAGCAAATAAATTGTATCTTCAAGCTGATAAAATGCTGAACAACTTCATAAGAAACAACTGTGGATGTTCAGGAAACAATTACGCAACAGTAACAACGTATTACTAATATGGCAAAGTGTTCAAGCTGTGGAGCAAGTGTAGGATGTGGATGCAATCTTAAAAATGGATTGTGTGCTTTCTGTGCACAGAAGAAAAAAGAATCAATCACAGTTCAACCACCCACTCCTCAAAATCAATAAATATGTTACAACCTAGATTAACTTCGTGTTCTGAATGTGGTGAAATTCCTGATTTGCTGGCTGATATAGAGTGCAAGATTGCAGAAGTGGCAAAGAATCTGTACAATAACACTGTGTTTGCGCTTAATATGCCAGTTCCATACACAACGATGATAGATCTTCTTAACTACAGAAGAATCTTGACATATAAGTATTGTAACCCAGATTACGCTAAAATGTATAGCGTTTGTCAAATAGCTAGTAAAGTAAAACTTCTAAAATATAAATAAATGGCCTGCTCTAATTGCTTCAATGGATGCACTGAAATTATATCTGATCAGTGTGTAAAATATACAGGATATAATATTCCTGCTCTTGATATTTCCAATGGTGACAGTCTTGCTGATGTTGAATTAAAAATTACAACATTCATCATAGATTTGTCTACTGGTAATGGCATTATTCCTGTCATTAAACCAGCTGACCTGTGCGCATTGGTGAGTGGTTTTCTTCCAGTGTCTGGCGACATAACACTAAATAATGTAATCTCAGCACTGATCAAATCAATTTGCTCTTTAAAAACCAGTGTTACAGCAATTGAATCAACCCTCACCACCCTTAACGCTAATTACACAATTGGATGTCTTACAGGTGTAACAGCATCGTCTGATACACATGACATCCTTCAAGCAGCTATCAATAAGCTTTGCTCTACAGCAGCTGACTTGGCAGCACTAGAACTTGATGTAACAACCAATTATGTTCAGCTTGCTGATTTGAATACGCTTATTCAAGCTTATTTGAATAGCATTGCTCCATCCAACCTTTACAAGAATAAAATGGTACCATACGTTGCGTATGAATACTATGGCTCTATTGCAGGTTTTGATGTTACAGGAGCAGGATCTGGTTTGTTTGCAAATGTGTATTTGTGTAATGGAAGCAATGGTACACCAGACAAGAGAGGACGTGTTGCTGTAGGAACTACAGATGGAAGCATGGTTGGTACAATACCAATGAGTTCTGTTGTCAATCCTTCAACACCAGGTAACCCAAGCTATTCATTGAATAGTGTGCAGGGATTGAATAACGTCACTCTGACAGCTAATCAAATTCCTGCTCACACTCACACAGCAACAGCTACATCAACAGCTGCTCCACACTCACACTTTATTGCTAAAGATGGTATTAATATTGGTGACCTCACTAGCACTAGCCCTCTAGATACTGAGTTTGATGGAAGTAACAACTTCTCATACAGACTTAAGAGTACATCTGGAAGTGCCGATCTTGGACCAACTAGCAATGCTACAGTGAGTGTCACAACTAGTGTAGTTATTGATGCAACAGGTGGAGGATTGAGCCATAGCAATATCCAGCCTACAATTGGTGCTTATTATATCATGTATATCCCATAAAACTATGCCATTTAATGCTAATTGCCCAGGATGTGGATCTTTAGGTCCTTGTGGTTGCAGTGGTGAACAATGTAAATTTGTTTCTTCTGAAAACATAAAATATATAGGTCCAAACCTAGCAGGAACAGGCATCCAAAGTTGCGATGACCTCACCACTGTGTTAGAAAAAATTGACTATGCTATTTCTTTAATAGAGCAACAAATTTCTCCAACGCCACCTACAACCACTACAACCAGTACATCAGCTGGTCCAACAACTAGTACAACCAGCACTACAAGTACGACCACTACAGGACCTGGATATTACACTTGGTATTTAGGAGGACTGGTGAATATTTCTAGCCCTTGTACATCAGCTGTATTGTTGTCTCCATTGTACACCTCTGTTCCTACACTAGCAAATGGTGTAGTTTTATATACTAACACTGGTCTAACAACTACTTATAGTGGTTATATTTACATAACCAATTTGAGTACTAAGTGGACAGTATCAAGTGGTGGTGTATTGAGTGCAGCAACTTCTTGCTAATAATACAATTAAATAACCAAGCTTATGAGTTCTATATGCGGAGCCAGCCCATGTCCTCTTCTGTTATCATCTTCCTGTGTATTTTATGAGGGGGAAGATTTATTATACATTGGTGTACAGACTAATGACAATTTACAGCTTGTTATACAGAAGATCAATCAGGCTTTTGTAAACTCTGGCATAGGTTATATTTTTAACAATGGTATAGTACAAACAGCTCTCAACCAACCTGTCCAATTAGGTGGTAGCTTAATTCAAAACACAACTATTGGTGGTAATTTCACACTTGAGTTTACAGGCAACCTCAAGGCTGCAAAACACATCACCACAGGAGGAACATCTTCGCAGTTTGTCAAGGGTGATGGAACACTAGATTCATCATCTTTCCAACCTCCAGGAAACTATATTACAGCCCTCTCTGGAGATGGTGTAGCAACAGGACCTGGTGCTGTAGCATTTACATTAAACACTGTCAATATAAACCCAGGAACATTTGGTGCTGGACAACTGATTCCAGTGGTGACGGTGAACGCTAAAGGACTTGTAACAAGTCTTACAACAACACCATTAGTAGTGTCTCCACAAGCCATCTCATTTACAGGAGATGTTGTTGGTACAGGCTTTACACAAAGCACAATAACACTGACATTACAAAATGCAAATGCTAATCCATATCCAGCAATCACTCCTCTGAAGTTTTCTGTAAATTCAAAAGGACTAGTTACAGCAGCTAGCCCTATTACAGATCTTGATATATATGCCATTCTAGGCTATGTCCCAGGTCCAGCAGGTACAAGTGGTACAGCTGGAACAAGTGGTACGTCTGGTAGCACAGGTTCAGCAGGAACTTCTGGTACTTCAGGTACACGAGGAACCAGCGGAACAAGTGGGACAAGTGGTGCTAATGGATCAAACGGAACAAGTGGAACCACTGGAACATCTGGAACTAGTGGTAGTTCTGGTACTACAGGTACAAGTGGAAGTTCAGGAAGTTCTGGTACAACAGGAACTAGCGGAACTGCTGGTACGTCTGGTACTAGCGGAACAACAGGTACAAGCGGCAGTAGTGGCACTAGTGGAAGCACTGGAACATCTGGATCAAGCGGTACCACTGGTACTTCAGGTACTTCTGGAACCACAGGAACAAGTGGTAGTTCTGGTACAAGCGGAACGACAGGAACTAGTGGTAGTAGTGGAACCAGTGGAACTACAGGTTTAGATGGCACCAGTGGTACTAGCGGAAGTAGTGGTACAACAGGAACTAGCGGTTCCTCAGGCACTAGCGGTACCACTGGGACAAGCGGATCTTCAGGCACTAGTGGAACCACTGGTACTTCTGGATCTTCTGGCTTGTCTGGTGATAGATTTGCTACGTCATCCAGTTCAACATATACACTTCAAGCAGCGGGAAACACTGGAACTATTACAGTGGGATTAGGACTGAACTATACAGTGGGTCAGTCTATCATTATTGCTTACGATGCAAATAACCACAACGAGGCAGAAGTAACATCATACGATCCATTAACTGGTGTTCTAAGCTTTGTAGTGTTTAGACTCACTGGCTCTGGTACATACAGTGCATGGCAAGTGAATCTTGATGGTGCTACAGGTGGTGATGGTTCGTCAGGAACATCAGGTACCACTGGAACGAGTGGTTCTAGTGGAACCAGTGGCACTACAGGAACTAGCGGTAGTTCAGGCACTTCTGGAACTACAGGGACATCAGGCTCTTCAGGGACATCAGGAACATCTGCTACAGATGGGACAGGAGGTACTAGTGGAACTAGCGGTACCACTGGCACCAGTGGCTCATCTGGTACGTCAGGCACTACAGGCACTTCTGGCTCAAGCGGAACCAGCGGAACATCTGCCACTAATGGTACAGGTGGAACCTCTGGTACTAGCGGTACGTCTGCTACGTCTGGAACCTCTGGCACAACAGGCTCTAGTGGTACAAGCGGAACATCTGGTGCTAATGGAAACAATGGAACTAGTGGAACATCAGGTTCTTCTGGAACAACACCTGTTAATCAAATTACAGGAACAGGCACTACTAACTACTTGCCTAAGTTTACGGGAGCATCTACGATTGGGAATTCTATTATGTATGAGGGAACTAATGCTATTGGTATTAACACTAATTCCCCGACAACCGCAACAGGATATTCTTTTCTTACAACTGATGGAGCAAATGGCGGAGGATATACAACTAAAGTAAATGGAACAATATCTGCTTATTTTTATTCAATTGCTTCAGAATCAAGAATAAGTGAGCAAAGAGCGTTACCATTAGTATTTGAAACAAGCGGTTCAGAACGAATGCGCATAACCTCAGGCGGCAACGTTGGAATTGGGACGAATAGTCCGACAAATCCTTTACATATTGTTTCTAATACTCTATCTCAGTTAAACATCCAAGCATTATCTGGAAATACAAATGCTCAAATAAACTTGGAGCCAAGTGGAACTGGAATTGCTTTAATTGGGCCAGCAAATAATGTTGATTTAGCATTTAGAACCAATGCAACCGAACGAATGCGCATCACATCAGGTGGCAACGTCTTGATTGGAACAACCTCAGATGCAGGTTCAAGATTACAAGTTGAAGGTGGTAACTTTAGATTTAACTGGGCAAATTCTTCAACAGCATATTATTTATGGCTTAATAAAAATTCTACACAAGATGGTGGTATATTACTAACAAAAGATAATACACTTGATTGGCAAATAGCCAATGGTGGCTCTACTGGTAATTTAGTATTTTATAGTTATGGAACTTCTAACAATGCTTTAACTCTCACTAGAGCTACAGGCGCAGCGACCTTTAGTAGTACAGCGCAAAATTCTTTTACTATTAATAGTACAAACACAGATGGGCCTGTAATTTTAATACAAAATTCAGGTACTAACATTGGAATGATTGGTAATGCGGAAGGTGTTACCAATGGTGGGGTTACTAATTTTGCAATAAGGTCAACTGCT